TTGCAAGATAGCGGCGTGGCCAATCGTATGAGCGGCATGGCTGATACTGTGTTTTGCATTCAATAGTAGCAAATTCCGCCAATATCTGAGTTTTTGCTCTGTGCTTAATGCTTTCTGAGTCAATCATATTCGCTCATCTTTCTGTTTTGCGCTTGCCCACAATTCATCAAGTGTCGCTGTCCGTATCGTGCCATCAGGCTGCCCCTTAGCTGCCCAGCGTGCTAAGGGCACTTCTTCTTTAGGTCTTGCCTCCTGCCATGCTAGTGCCATATATCTAGCCGCATCCGCAGCGTGGCTTGTCCAATCGTGTAGTGGTTTGTCTCTAAACACCTTTTTATCACTGTCCCACTCACGCCGGTAAAGCTTCATGGCCTCAAGGCCGTCTTTGCACTTTTCAGCGTCAAACCACATGCGTGGGAGCGACATCCTGACCGCTTGTATGCCGTCCTGCAGGCTCAGATCAGGAACAATTCGACTAGCATACCCTAGTCTGAAAAACTGTTCTTGTGTACTTTTCCCGCCACTTGCAAAGGTTTTTGCCCTTGCGTCATGAGGTAGCCATAAGAAAGGCTTATCACCTAGGCTGGCGTATTGATAGTTAATGCGGTGCGTTTTGCGCTTTTTTTCTTTGACGGGCTCAGGATCATCCATGTCAATCCCATTTAGCACGTCAACGTAATGTTCAACGCCTTTTAAATTTATCGCATAAAAGTCGATTACATGAATCTCGCCCCGTGTAACCTGATAAAACCAGATGGCGGTATCGTCGCTATAGCCAATGTCCCAAGCGGTAAACACGGGCAATTCAGGGTCGTATGGCACATCGGTAATTTGTGCCTCGACAATGTCTTTAGCGTAGTAAGCGCCTGCAATGGCTGCTTCAAACGAACATTCAAACTCTTGGGCGTACTGGTCGTCAGTCATGCCCCTGGCCGCGTCTACCAGCTCATCAGCATCAATTAAACCGCTATCACTAGCCTTCAGCATCAGCGCAAACCAGTCTGCCGCTTGCTTGGCATAGAGCCATGAGCGGTAGAAGTCGTTGTGGCCCTTTGGCGTTCCAATGAACACCGCCCAGCCTTTACGGTCAGCCAGCATCGGCCTAACAACTTCGCCCCACACGCTAGACCGCATATCTGCGAACTCATCAAGAACAACGCCGTCAAGGTACAAACCCCGCAGCCTGTCCGGGTTATCAGCACCATAAAGCCTGATACGAGCCCCATTAGGCAAGTCCGCCCTTAACTCACTCTCGTTGTACTGAATGTTTGGTATGTCAGCCGTTAGCCGCTTAATATAAAGCCAAGCAACGTCTTTGGCCTGATTGAACTGTGGGCAGACATACGCATAACGACCATCTGGTTTTGTACAAAATAGCGCACTTAACACCAGCTCTGCAACGCAGGCTACCGTCTTGCCTGCGCGCCGATGGCAGACCAGCACCGCCCACCGCTCAAAACGGTTGTGGAAGTCTATGAACGGTTGCCGTGGTGCGTAGCTGTTTATGCCAACATTAGCCGCCATTGCGGATTTGAATTGTTGGCTGCAACCACGAAAGCCCGGTCACTTCAAACTTTAAAGCGTTGCCGTCTGCACCTGTGATCGGCTGCTCTGCCTTGCCCCAGCCTCTATCTATAAGAGCATTGGCCGCGCTTACTTGTGCATTGGGCGAGCCTGTAGCCATTACCCTAGCCAAAGTCTCTACAGCTCTGTCTGTGTACTGCCGCGCCAGCTCTCGAACGTGTTTAACGTCCTCTGGCAGCTTTGGCCGTCCTGACGGGTTACCACTGACCCCTTTCGGGAATGGTTTGCCTGACGGCTGTTTTCGGCTGTTACCAGCGGACGACTTGGGGTTTCCCATATCGCCTCACTATGAAATAAAAAAGCCCACACGAGGCGGGCGAAAGTGCTCTAAAAAGAGCAACTGCTAAAAGTGCTGCATCAGGTGCGCGCCGCCAATTAAGGCCAGCACTGCCGGGATTCCCCAGCGTTCTAGGCGTGATGCTCAAGCGGCGAAGGTGGCTTAAATGAACAATCCTAACAACACCACCAACATTCGTAAGTTTAGCAGCTTGACAAATTTTAGAGGCGACTATGCCTTCCAGTTCGCCATTATCATTAAAAAAAGGGGTTTGTCAACTATTTTCACAATTTTTTTCGTTGATTTCTTGTGGATTGCCAACTTTTGCAACTAATCTCCCTGACGCATTGAAGAATTTGATGCCTGATTTCAAATTGTTGTCGGGGTATATTGGGATTTTGTAGCCGCACCCAAAATAATAGAGGCCTTTTTTACCATCAGGATCGATAACGCATGATCCCAAAATTTGGGTTTTTTGAAACGTTTCAGTGTACATTTTAAAAAAATCTTGACTTGCTATCGCATAGCGTGCCCCTTTGCCAAAAGTCGCACGGCTTATAAATGTCAATAAATTTCCAGCAGTTATTTCATTTTTTTTGTCAATGTTCATTTAATCAACTCCTTGTTGTGGCAGCACACCAGCCGCGATTAACCGCCGCATCAGCTGGTTTCTAGCTTCTAGAACAATCACGCCGCGCTCTAGCTGGTCAGCGGGTAGCCGTGGACTACGCCATACAGTCTGCCCGGTGGCGCAATTACGGGCGTTCTCGTAGATTGCGCTGCGGTGCGGCTGTGCTATCTCTGACACCTGAAAGTCCACGGCCTTCATGATGTCGCTGCTAATCTCGCCGTCGATAATGTCGTCTACCGTGTCCCAGCCACGGCTTGATTTGGCATTGCGAAACACAGGGTTAGCTCCAGACACTCTAACAATGCTGTAGCTTTTTGCCCATTCGTGCCACTTTGCAAGTATTTCGTCAAGAATTTCTTTTGAGTCATCGCGCATCAAACTACTCCAGTTTATTAAGGTTGTGCGGCCAATGCTTAACCGCCAGTGGCATTAAAAAACCATAGTCATCCATTACTGCACAGGGTATGCTTATATTTACGCTCCGCTCACTACGCCACACTTTGCCGTCAAAAGAAACTTTTCCATCGCGCTCATGTGTGTTATGCGTTCCTGACCACGAGGCCGACCAATAACCATTACCTGTAGCTATCATCCATCCTTGTGAGGCTTGGCGGTCACACTGCCCCCAAGTTATTGACTGCATTATGTTTAACCCTTTTTAAGTTTATTGCGGTTTCGGGCAATCGTCAGGCACATGCGCGGCCATGTACACGGCTGCATAAATTGGGATTTCCTCGCGCTTCACTTTTTTGATGCGCTCAACCGTCCACCTGTCGATGTAAACATCTGTCATGCCACTCACGGCAGCCGTGGCGTGAGAACGTGACATTTCAGCCTTGATGCAGATTTCTGCAAGCGTCAAGCCGTCGATGCAAGCGTTCAGGGCGCTACGAATTCTTTCTTGTGTCATATTAGGGTAAATACTTATCAAATAGTTGATAAAACACTGTTTAAACGCTTGCAACGCCTACAATGTAGGCTACAATGCATTCATGCCAGCGATTTTGCTGGGTTGTTTAAAGGATAGAAAATCATGACCAACACAAAACGCCCTCTGGTTCACCTGGCGCTGACCTACAACTTCCTTGTTGTGGCGCAATTTGCTGAAACCAGCGACGCTGCAGGTTTTTGTGAAGAAAACAATCTCTACCATATACCTTTTAATTTGGATAACCGAGATAACGAAGCGGCTCCATTGACTGGCACTGTGTACCGCGCCTAACCCCACCCTGTAACCCAAAAAGGAAAAATCATGAACCAACTTACTTGGCCTGGAATTGTTAATCACGGCGATAGCCGCTTTGAAATTCAAAACCAGCATGTGCGTGTTGCGGTTGTTGACCGCCTCGCTGATGCAAAAGTTATCCAACTTGCACCGGAAATGCTTGAGATGCTTAAAAGCGTTCAAATATCGCTTAGAAGTCTGGAACATGCTGGCTGCATCGTTGCCAACATTGACCCATTGACGGCGGCAATAACTGCTTTGATTGACCGCGCCCATGCCTAAGCCACAACCCCCCACCCCAGCCGAAATAAAGGCTCTACGCGCTGCCAGCGGTCTCACGCAAGCCCTCGCGGCGGCCAAGCTAGACCTGAGCGCCAAGTCTTGGCAGGCATACGAACTGGGCACGCGCAATATGCGCCGTCGTGACTTTGATTTATTTAGGTCGAAGATCGGCATTTAGGATTTCTTGGCCTTCCCAAGCCATTTCGCCGCCGTAGGTCATGTTCGGATTCCAATTGACAAGACCCTCAAACACAAAGCCGACGCCAGCCAGCACTAAAGCACCCACAAACAATATCGCAGCAACCGCTGCCGCTCCCGTCACAAAACCCATCGCAACGTTAAACCAACCAAAATAGCCGCTGCCTTTATAAGACTTCCACGCGCCCACGATTGCGCCAATCAGCACCAGCACAATTGCTACCTTTATCACAATCACAGCGCCGACCGGTAAATCGTTTGGATGTAGCCTTTGCACGCATTCTGTATAACCGCGCATTTCTGCGACTGTTGCGGTTTCTGGTTTGTACGTTTTGACCGTTGCTTTGCACGCCTCGGTTTTAGCCGCGCTTGCCTCCGCTAGTGCCACACTTGAAATTGCTACTGCTGCGCCACTTGTTGACATAATTTAATGCCCCCCCTTTTTAGCCTTCCCAAGCCAAGCAGTCCAGGCTTTTGCCGTTCTCAGGCTAAAGAATCGATGCTTGTCGCCTGATAGGTCTAGCCTTTTGGCTATGCCGTGGGCGGTGAATTGGCGTAGGGTGGTGGTTAGGTTCATGGTTTTTCCTTGGTTAAGTTTTCAAGATAAATCCGATACGGCTCATAAATTAAACGGTGCCAAGCTTTGTTTGCTTCGGGGTTGGTGTCTAGTTCGCGGCGGGATTCGACTTCGCACATTTGACAAACAAATTGCCTTGCCTGCTCCTCGGATGCGATTTTTTGGCCGATTACAAAATCATTTAATTCAATCCAGCGCCAGAACTGCGGGTCTTTGCACCACATCACAGCACGCCTGCAAGCATCGCCAATAGGCTCTTTTGGCGGCTCTTGCACTGGTTTTTCATCGTCCCCAATCTCGACCAGCGCGGCCATGAACCGATGCCCTGCGGTGTTGCCCTTGCGGACAGTCAGCGCCCGGAACGCCTCCAGCTCCTCGGGTGATGACAGCCAGAACGTAACTTTGCATCCGCTGGTGTGCGACTCGCTCCACCCTGCAAGCTGCATTTCACCCGTAAATGTTGGTTTAATGGTCATACCGCTCCAATCAATCGTTTAGCTTCCATTAATTCATCAATAAGCCGTTTAACCCACCTAGCCCCGCCGCGCTCAATGTAGCCGGCGTGCTGGGCTTTTGACAGCCTTATGCTTACTGTTTGCGTGGGCGGCTTGCTTGGCCTGCCGGGTTTGCGCTTTTCATTTGCCACGATAAACCGCCCTTAAAACTTTGAGGGAAATTTTCAATTCAAGCAATCTTGCAAGCGGATAGCCTACAGTGCCTCCCGTTTTATAGGCTTGTCGCACAGCTTTTCTGGCTTCCCGATTAGCCATGCCTTGCCAGTCCGGGGCTTTTAGTACCATGTATCGCACCACACATCAAAATCATCACCCATGCGCTTAGCAAGTTCGTCAAATGTCATGTAATACGCCGCCGTGCTTGCCGCGTCTGTGCGGTCACGTAATGCGATCAGAGCTTTTTGCAGTTCTGGCGTAGTAAATTTTGACATTTTAAAATCTCATTAAGTTGTTGATGGCTCTATCATATACCAATATTTGCACTACAAAAACTATTTGCAAACTATTTTCTAGGTGTTTACCCGATCATGCCCATGCACTCAGCCAATAAATCAGCCTGTTTGCCGTAGGTTTGTTCAAATCTTGCTTTGTAAGGGTGTACAGCTATCAACCAAGGCATTCCGGTCCCGTCTTGATGGTGTCCAGCGCAAAGCGGTAACACGCGCTGATGCGCCCCCGGCTTGGTTCTGCCGTCAATATGATGAATGGAAACGTCAGGCGTGAAATTGCCGTGCTTGCGACAAGCAATGCACCCAAGCTGGGCTAGTGCGTCCCATAGCTGCTTGTCGGCTTTTGTTGGTGTTGTGCCCTTCATGCAGTCATCGCCTTCAAAACCCGCAGCGCCGCGTCTATGCCGTCCACAGTGGCCAGCGTGCCACCGCGCCAGTTTGCGTGCCACGGCTTCTGGTCTTCGGTCAGCTTTTGTTTGCTTTTGACTTTTAGCCCGTCTTTGACCTCCAGCAGCGCAGTCTTGCCCATGTAGCCCACGAGCAAATCTGGCACGCCTTGACCCACCCCCGCCAAGCTCTGCACGCTTGCCCCGGCCTTTCGCAATGCGGCCACGATCTCAGGCTGGTTGCGGTCTATCTTTGCTGCTCTCACTTGCTTGCACCCTTCGGCTTTTTGGCCTGAAATTTCATGGCCTTAATTGCAACGTCCAGTGCCAAGCCGACCTCTTTGGGGTCAAGCATCGGCAAGTCATCCCCCCCCAGCCCGCGCCGCCATTTTTGATGATGCGTGAGTATTTCAAGGGCTTTTTCTTCAGTCATTTTTTCACCTCAAAGAACTCATCGACACCCGCCATGCGTTCACGTTCGCACAAATTACTCCCAGCCGCCCAAGTCACAACATCGGGGCTTTTTTCGTTTATGAATTGCATCAACGCAAACCACTCTGCCCGGTACTGTTTTTTGTCGTTTGTGGTGAGGTGCTCCTCCCCAAGCCACTTCAACAAATCACGCGCGATGTTTTTCTGCATTTGGCCGGGCAAATCGCTCCAATTGCTTTTAATGAAATCAATGCCACAGCCTGCCGCATAACTGCCGCTGCCCATGCACGCCCGCAGGCCGCATAAAAGCACGACTCGCACATCAATAGTCTCATCAGTTAGTTCGATTTTCATTTTTTAGCTTCCGTTTGAAGCGGCTGCACCGCCATTGTTTTGGCCTTCGCCAGCTCGCGCACATCCTGCTCGTTGTGCCCCTGCGCTATCGCCTCGGTCAGTACCGCCCGGCGGCGTGCCGTTATCTGTTCCGTTGTCGGCGTGCGCAACTTGCCCAGCCGCTGTATCAGTCGCGCCGCGCAATATTTGCAGCTGGGACTGTTGTATTGCGGCCAGCAGCCTTGCGTTATCGTTGCGGTTTGGCAGTCTGTGCAGGTCATTCACAGCAAAGCCTCCTGTAATTGTTTGGGTTGTTCTGGTGCAAATAGCTGGCCTTGGGCTACGGCTTGCTCTATGCGATTCACGGCAATGTCGAAATACTTGGGTTCGCGCTCTATGCCGATAAACTTGCGGCCTAGCTGGATGGCGGCTACCCCTGTTGTTCCGCTGCCCATGAAGGGATCGAGGATGGTTTGGGGGTTGCCTGCTTGTTTAATGCACCACTTCATAAGAGCCAGCGGCTTTTCGCTAGGGTGGCCGTTTGTAGTTCGGCCTACTGGTAGGCTAATCCTTTTAGTATTCGCGTCGAAAGAAGTCCAAGCAAGTTCACAATCAGCCATGCTCGGCACCGCGTTTTGCTTGTCCCAAACTAACCAGCAACGGCTCGGCGGCAGTTGGTAATAATTACCCCCCCACAAAATAGACTTTTCTGTTTTTTCAATGATTTTTATCAAATCAATAGATTCTGGCGGTGTTTTATCCCAATCGAGCATTTCTCTATGCACTCTCTGCTTTATGCCCCATGTGCCGCCCTGCATTTTTTTACCTAGGCCATAAGGCGGGTCAGTAATCACCGCGTCAACCTTGCCCAGCGTAGGCAGAATATCCATGCAATCACCCTCGTACAGCGTTGCATCGCCAATTACGACTTTTCTGGTGTAGGTCACACCACATCTCCCAAAATCACCAGCGCCCATGCCACCATCGCAGCACTGACATTGCCCCCTGCTTTTGCTAGGTCTAGCAGCTCGTGCGCCTTCTTTTTTTGCTGATTTAAGTTGTCGCGTAAGGTCATGCTGGGATTCCTTGTTGATTAAATTCACGATCAAGGCGAATCAGTGTTTTTGCTTCATCACCACCAGCCAAGCCGACAGCCTGGGCAATAAGCTGCTTTAACAGCGGCAGGCCAATAAGCGGCTCTTTCTTTGCTGGTGTTGGTGTAATTGCCAACAATGCAGATTCACGGGCTGCTTTTGACCTTTGGGCGCGTAGCTCTGCGCTCATGGAAATTGCTACCGGGTGCTGATACGCCTGACGCGGGGCGCAAGCCTTGCACAGAGCCACGAATTGCGGCAACGTGGGCGGGTACTCAGGGTGAGCGTCCATCGTGCGGCTAAGGGCGGTTTTGACTGTTGCTAGGTCAAAATCTCGCAGTCCGTGCGACCAGATGGCGCGTGCGCTTACAACACCCTGATCTACACCACTTGCGTCGGCCTGCCCGTTGACAAACTTGGACAAAAAAAGATTGCCGTAAAAGCCGTGAAAACCCTTAAATACGTTGTTTGCCGTACCCTGCGTGGTTTCGGCTGCTTGAGGCTTAAAGTCCTCGATGTTTGGCGAAATAAGTTTAAGCATTGATCGTCCTTGATTCGTCGTCACCCCAAATGGCTTTTGCAGCCCCGGCGTATTTGCTTGTGTTTGATTTTGACACTACTGGCGTAGCGCGTTCAAATTCGCTACGAAGCCAGTTGCGCCAAGTGGCAGGCCAATCCGTGATGGCGTTTTTAAACGTGTGATCGCAAAACTTTGCTGTTGCGCGGTCAACATCGACATTAGGGCATTCAGCTTTTGCCCACATCCGCATGTCGGATGTAACTTTAAAATCAACCGGGCATTTGTTCGCTGGGAGTTTGGTTGCCACAACACCGTTAGGTGTTGTATTAATCTCTTCTCTTCTCTTCTCTTCTCTAGACCGCTTTTTGTCCGCAACTAATGCGGACATTTCCGGGACATCTCTTGCAATCCTTTTGCGCTGGGTTTCAGTTGCCCGGCGCTTGGCAGATTGACCGTTATGCTCGTCGAACCTAGGCGTAGCAAGGCTTTCACCGTTTTCTTCAAGCCAGCCGACCTTAATCATTGCGGCGCAAAACCCCGGCCATCCGATGTAATCGTCAAGGGCGCTTGATGTGTAACCGTCAAGAGTGCCGTCAATTGAATGCGCGTCAAACAAACACCAGACCGCATGAAGTCCGCCAATTACGCGCAGCTTGTCCGCTTGCAATGCGGACACAATGCGGACAATTTTCGGATGCGTCAACAAATCGGCGCGCATCTTAATCCAGTCACCCGCCATTTTTTACCTCTCGCTTTGCGCGCTCTGCAATAGCCTGCTCCATGCGGATTTTGTATTGATCGGCCTCGCCTCGGTCTGCAAAGCAGCCAGACAGCTCGTATTGCATCAATGCGGTAGCCATCAAAGAACCAGATTCTTTAAAGTGCTGCTCTAATTCTTCAATTGTCATTTTTCTACACCAAGTCTCACCTAAAAAGAAGCACTGGCAGGCGGGTGAGTTCGCTTTTCGAAAGGGTAATTACTCCCTTTCTAGCCAGGTTCTGAATCACAATGTTACACCAAGTTTTTAATGCGTGTCAAGCTGCAACCCAACCCAAAGTCAAAGTTCCATTACCTAATGTGCGTCGAAACTGCACATCACAGCGGCTGATATAGCCGTCCTTTGCGGCTTGAGTAAATATCTTGCCCCAGTGCCGTAATTCCGGGGGGGCAATGCCAGCCTTAATCGCAGCAAGTGTTACTTCCTCAGAGCAAAAAGGCCGGCCTTTTGTTTTGCGTACAAACTTCAATAAAAAACCGTAGCCATCTTTATCAAACTTAGTCATGCCGTCACCTCTTTTTGTTTACGGCTCTTTTTCGCAGGTAATGCGGCACCGATAGAGTCCAGGCCATACGCCGTCGCCATAATGTTTTTAAAACCAGCTTTGTCTCGCACACCTGTAGCAAATGCGTCCACCGTCATCTCTTGCCTGGCAAACTTTGCAGAGTGAAAAAACACATCAGACAAGGCCTGCAGTGCGGTGTCGTGCTCATATCGTTTGATACGTGCGGCCTCGCACTCCTCGCGAAGTTCTTGCAATGTGCTGAACCACAATTCAAGCTGGTAAGCAGCGCAGCGCAGGTCTTTGATGTCAGCGTTTGAAACCATGCCAGCCGCAGCCAAGCGGTCGGCCAGCTCTGAAATGGTTTCCCAATGTGGCTTAGTCATACATACCCTATCGATTGAATGTTTATGTAATCATTAGCATCATGCAAGTTAAGCAAACGCGCCGCCTCGTAAATGTCTTCAATTTTTACGCCCTTTTTTGGGGCCGAACGCTGCATAAGGCTTTTCAACCTGAGAAAAGCGAGGCACACACCGTTATCAGCCAATTGCTCGGCATCATAAGCGGCCTCGCTTAAATAAATGCGTCCCGGCGAAGAACGGCCTTTGCCATCACCCCAGCCTGTCTTAATATCAAAGCGGTAAAAGTTTGACAGTTCTACCCACTTGCGACCAACCTTTGTAACAGTCACAAGTTGATTAGTTTTTGATAGGTTTGACCAAACCCAAAACAGCTCCTGTCCAACAATAAATGTCATATCAATCCGTATTTGTTTCCAAACACGCCATGCGCGGGTTTTTGTTTAACAGGTTTCACAACCTCGATAAAGCCAATGCAGCCGTACGCCGCGTCGTGCGTGCTGATACGGTCGCCAGTGCCTTTGTCGGTGAAGCGCTGGCACTGGGTAGCCCGGTCGCAGTTCGTGCCTGTGCAGCGGCTGTAGTCGTTGGGCAGCATGGCTTGCTGTTTTAACATTTTTCACTCCTCAGTTGGTTTAATAAAAGATTCGCCACCAGCAAGAACCAGCGCCTCTAGCAGCAGGGCTATGGTTGCGGCATCTTGATCTTGCGGAGGTGCATATTCGCGTGCAAGCGTCCTGGCACTGTTGTAAAGCAGTAAGCCGCTAGCCTGCTCGTGTTGTGTGTAGGTGTTCATGCGCTAAATTGTCAAACTAATTTATTTAATGTCAACTAGGGAAAACCCCTAGATACTTTTTTTAAATTGTTGGCAAAATTATCACAAGTCGTCGCAATTGCAGCGGCATAACAGGAGCAGCAATGAAAATGCAAATCGTAAGCCGCTGGGATGCCAGCAAAGTATTATTTGAATGCGAAGTACCGGCTGATGTGCCGAGCGTCTTTGCAATCCGCTACGCGCTTGAAAAAGCGGTTACACAACGTCCGCGCCTTGATCTGAGTGGTGCTGATCTGAGTCACGCTGATCTGAGTGGTGCTGATCTGAGTCACGCTTACCTGCGTGGTGCTGATCTGCGTGGTGCTGTTCTGCGTGATGCTGTTCTGCGTGATGCTTATTTGCATCACGCTAATCTGCGTGGCGCTGATCTGCGTGGCGCTGGCCTGAGTGGCGCTGTTCTGAGTGATGCTTATTTGCATCACGCTAATCTGCGTGGCGCTGATCTGAGTGGCGCTGACCTGCGTGGCGCTGTTCTGCGTGGCGCTGATCTGAGTGGCGCTGATCTGGGCGGTGCTGATCTGGGCGGTGCTGTTCTGGGTGGCGCTGATCTGGTTGGCGCTGATCTGCGTGGCGCTGATCTGAGTGGCGCTGCGAAGGCCGCATTATGAACACGCCAGCACCAAGCCCAAAGCTGTCGCCAAAGCAGCTTATTGCTTTCTTGCACGACCAGCACGCGCACTATGCAGATGACCCAATCTGCAACTATATGTCATGGTCAATCGAGGATTGGGCAGACCAATTGTCTAAGGCTGAAAAAGACCTGAAAGACGCACAAGTCGAGGCCGCATATCTTGAGCAGCAGCAAGAGCGCCGCCGCTATCCAGAGCGCCTTGAGCTTGATGCTCGGTATGGGATGGCAGCATGAACTACGACACCTCCCGCCGCTACCCCCGCACCCTGGCCGATGCGTTTCCATCAGACCGCTCAAGCTGTACCGAAGGCTGGCGGCGTCCCAATGCTGACCGCCCGGTTGTCATTGCTTGCGTGATTATTTTGATTATTTTTGCAATTTGCTATGGAGTACAACTATGGCTATGAAAACACTGGCGCTGGATGTTTTGCTGGACTTGCTTGATTGTGAAATGCTTGGTCAGATTGACCGCGACCAAAAAGAACACATGAAGCCATACACCATTCGCACCAGCCAGGGCAGCATCACCGTCCTGGCCCCCAGCTCAAGCCATGCCGTTGTGCTGGGCTTTGACATCTTCCCCGACGCAGAAACTATTTCAGCGAGGCCGGCATGACCATTTTGAACACCAATGAAGGTGGCCGCGCCGTGGACACCCATAAGCATGAAGTGCCAAGCGCACCGATTCGCCGCACGTTTGAACCTGACTACGAAATCGAGCACACCAAAGTCCGCTACACCCCTACCCCATTGGCCTGGTGCCTCGGTATTTTCTCGACCGTGATGTTTGTCATCTGGGTCGTTCGTAACGCTTAACCACACTGAAAGAAAACCATGAGCAAAACAGGCGTTTTAGTCCAGGCGCTTCAAGAACAGGACGACAGCTTTGATGGTCAAGGCTGGCTCGGAAAAGTAATTTTAATTCAACACATTCAACACATTCAACACAAAGGAAAACACAATGTCAATTGCAACACTTATTTTGGGCAGCAGCGGGACAGGCAAATCAACCAGCCTACGCAACTTAGACCCGGCCAAAACATTCCTGATTCAGTGCATTAAAAAACCGCTGCCATTTAAAGCTGATGGCTGGAAACGCAGGATAAACATGAAAACGGCTGGCAATGTTTACCAGACCGTTGACCCTTTGGAGATCAAAAAACTCATGCGCAGCTCACCGCATGACGTATTTGTGATTGACGACTATCAGGCCGTCATGGTTGCCGAACTGATGAACCGTAGCAGCGAAAAGGGCTACGACAAATTTACTGATATTGGCAAGCACGCTTGGGACATTTTCAACACCGCTGGCGCTTTGGCTGAACACCGCCGCGTCTACATCTTGGCGCACACCCAGACCGATGATTTTGGGCAAGTCCGCATGAAAACCGTGGGCAAGTTGGTTGACCAGCACATTGTCCCAGAAGGTTTTTTCACCATCGTTTTGCGAACTGAGGTGATTAACGGCAACTACAAATTCACCACCCAAACCAATGGGCAGGACTGCGCAAAGTCGCCAATGGGCATGTTCTCCGACTCACATATTGACAACGATCTCGCCGCTGTAGATCAAACCATCTGCAGTTTTTACCAACTTAACCAACCCGCCTAACAGCACAACATAGAAAGCACTTTAAAAATGGACTACCAACTCGACACAAACGAAGCGCGTAAAGCAGACAGCACCGGAAATCAGATAAAGGAAATCGGCAAGTACAACGGCAAATTCATTCAAGCTGAAGACATTACAGCCAAGACCGGGACTAAGGGCGTTGCCCTGACTTTTGAATCTGATGCTGGACAGAAAACTCGCATCAGCCTGTACACCAAGAAGTCAGACGGCACGACAATCATGGGTTATCAGGCGCTTATGGCAATCATGACCTGCATGAGTTTGCGCGGCATTAAGCCTGTTGCGGGTCAAGTGATGCACTGGAATGCCGAAGAAAAGAAAGACATTGCGCAGCCTGGAAGCATTTTTCCTGAACTGTGCAACAAGCCTGTTGGCCTGCTTTTGGAAACAGAGGATTACGCAAGCACCACGGGCGAACTCAAAACGCGCATGGTTTTGCAAGGCGTATTCCAAGCAAAAACAGAACTGACAGCCAGCGAGATTTTGGACAAGAAAACTAGCCCTGAGCAATTGGGGAAGATGGTTGCACGCTTGCGCCATCGCCCTATAAAAGCAGCACCAGGTGCAGCAGCGCCGAACTTTACAGCAAAGCCGTCGTTAGGTTTTGACGATATGGACGATGATATACCTTTTTAGGGAAGAATATGACAGCCCTTTACAACATCAGCAACGAATATATAAAGCTAGCCGAAACGCTGGCAGACGGTGATTTTGACCTTGCCACGATTGACGACACTATCGAGGCCAGCGGCATTGTTGACGAATTCAAAGACAAGGCTCAGGCGCTTGAATTTGTTGCACGCGGGGCAACCGCCCATGATGGCGCAATTGATGCAGAGATAGCCCGTTTGACAGGCCTGAAAGCACGCCGCGCTGCTGTAGCGGCTGGTGTACGCAAGTATTTGTTGGACAACATGCAACGCACTGGCATTACAAAGATTGAATGCCCACTGTTTGCCATCAGCATTCAAAACAACCCGGTAGCCGTGGAGGTGTTTGACCCGCTCAGTTTGCCAAAAGAACTGTGGTGCACACCAGCGCCAAAACCGCCCGTGGCTGCACCTGATAAAGCACGCATCAAAGAAGCGTTGCAAGCTGGTGACGATGTTCCAGGCGCAAAGCTGGTGCAGTCTCAGCGTCTGGTGATTAAGTAAGTTTTACGCCAGTAAAAGCCACACACCATTGTTTTGGTTAATTCTTTAATGTGTGGCCGACAGGGTAGTAGCTGTCACTGGCACCTTTTGTAAGCAAAGCGTAAGAATCAAAGCGCACCATTCAACCATGCAAATCACACCAGACCAGTGCCGACTAATCATGCTATTGGCAGAGCTGTGCATTAAGCACAATCTTTTGCCGACAGATGAATATTTAGAGGCACTGGAGTTGATGGAGTTTGTACAAATTAACCGTGGGAACGATATGACCGATAAAACAGTACAGGCTATGCCTGAGTTGCCTGAGTTGCCAGTAGTGGCGTGGCTTACTGGGGCAGGTATTTTGACAAGCAACTTTTTCTACAAAGAAAGCTGGATTCCGAAGCCAGTAGACCAACCGCTCTGCAAAGTTTCAGATGCCCTCACCTACGCAGAATCACTGCGCTCTGAGAACGCTGACTTAAAAAAGCGTGCTTACTTTCACCCTGAAAATCACTCAAAAACTTTGCAGCAGATTTTTTATGACCTGCATTTGTTTGAAGAAGTGGCGGAGCATTATGCGCAATGCGGCATGTCGCCGGAATCTATGCGCAATTGGGTTGTTGACAAAAACACAGAAGTAGATCAGCTCAAAGCAGAGCTTGAGGCGGCAAGGGCTGCGCTGAAACCACTGGTAGCAGAGCCAGTTTATGTTCAGGTTCGCCATAAAACAGAATACGGCATGAGTGAGTGGGGTGTGCCGCTTGACCCTAAAGAGCAGCATTCCACATGGGCTGATGGCGTTGAAATGCGCTTGCTCTACACCACACCACCATTCACCAGCATTGGCGTGCAGCGTCACAAGTTTTGGGGTGCTGGTGAGCCTGATTGCCCGAGGGACATCAAAGCGCCTAACGGGGAACTTTACACAATGCGATGTAAAGTCTGCGGCGATGACTGGCGTAAAAGCCGTGATGTTTGTTTTGCAGCCACCAACCTACCCAGCACCAGCATTGGCGGGGAGGTGACGGATGATGTTAAGTATGAATGTGACAATGCAGCATGGGCTGCAGCATGGGCCGAAAAGAAATGGTATTCATCACGCTGCCTAGCCAGCACCAAGCCAGCGGACACCCCATGATCGACAAAAAAAGTGATGCCGAAAGGCTGGCGATGGCTGAAGCCTTTGACATCGTGATCGCGTGGCTACAGCACAAAGGTACGGCGGCCAATGTCTCGGAGCTTGCCAGCATGTGTGAGTTTGTGGTTTTCGTCCAGGCACGCAATCCAGATGCCCCGCAACCAGCAGAGCGCAATTTTTGCGGACGATGCGGTAAGCGATTGGGCGATGTTGACAGCATCCACACTTGCACGCCGCCAGCAGCAGTACAGCCAGCCGAGCCGCTGACGGATGAGCAAATTCATGAACTTGCACAGTCTGTTGCATTACTCGATGGAGGCTGCAATGTGCATGAATTTACACGTTTAGTTGAAGCAGCCCACAACATCAAACCAAAAGAAGAATGATGGCGGCAAAAAAAGAATACTGGGTGTTGACTGAAACGCTCCCTGATAAATTGACAAAAGGCAAGTGGACGCATATCACCAGCACCCGGGTGGTTCGTCTGATGGCGCAGGCCGAAGGGTATGCAATGGTGCGTAATCAGGGGTGTATGCCGTTTTGCGTCAGTGTTAAAAAACTGACTAAATATGTGCCACCTCAAAGTAAAAGAACAGAAGGATTGACATGACAAACACCGACAAGATGCGCGAGGAGTTCGCCAATCACATCAATGACTGCATCGAAAGCGAAGGCGGCTTAATGCAGGCCTTGCAGCGCAATGAAGCTGGCGATTATGTAACGCACTGGGTTGCTCAAAAGTGGGTAACTTGGCAAGCAGCCACACTCAAAGCAGCGCCGGGGTGGCGGGATATTGCTGATCGCCCAAAAGACGGCACTAAATACTGGGCGACTGACGGCAAAAATCAGTTTACAGAAAACCAGCCGCCAGACTGCTATCCGGGGCAGTGGGACTGGTTTGAAGAAGAACAATACTGGGGCGGTCGCGTGTCAACTTACAAAGCCACTCATTTCATGCCACTTCCTGCACCACCAGCACCAGGGGGTGACAAATGAGCGTATTCATAACTCTTGGCGATATTATTTCTTTTGCCTTGGCTGCAATTTTTGGCCTAATTTTGCTGGTGATTTATTTTCTCATTTGGTGGGCACAATGGCGCTGCAAACATGATGGCGATTTTGGCGAGACTCAAGCCTGTGATGCTATTTGTCATCAGTGCGGCAAAAATCTCGGCTTTATTGGAACAGTCCGAGCAAAACGCGCTGCCGCAGCCATTGGTAAATCTGAGAGGGGGAGTGATGGCTGAATATCGCATAGGACTTGCGCCGACCACATACAATCCACGCACGGACACCTATGACACGTCAGATGGCACGGCAGTAGGCGCAGAACTGATTCATGGCGCAAAGAACATAGAAGATGTATTTTGGATTGCAACCATCAGAGAACAGCAACGCAAAGCCATCAGAGAACAGCAACGCAAACCAGCCAATCAAGGAGCCGACAAATGACTGATAAAGAATTGTTAGAGCTTGCGGCTAAGGCTGCGGGGATTGAGCTTGATTGGGATGTCCCACCAAAATCGCCGCCTTGGCGAATGACTGGCACAGGGGAAGATAAAGGCCCAGCAGCACAGTGGACTCCCCTCACAGACGATGGCGATCTATTCAGGCTTGCGCAAAAGCTCAATATCGTCATCGATTTCAATGAGGGTTTTGCAGAGCACTGGAGCACGCTGCGCCATCATTTTGGTGACAACGGCAGAACCGTCCACCATGCAGTGCTGCAAGTTGCCGCTGAAATTGGATTTACTGCTTAGGCCAAGCGGTTATTTGACAGACGGCGCGGCGGCCAGCATCGTGGTTTTGTTCTCGCTTTGGCGTGTCGTGCCAAACCAGAAAGCCATCACGCTTGTCCAGGCTGTACCCAAACTGCCCAGCATCAGCAGCAGCGCGTCAGATGAATCCGTGGTTAGCCAGCCTTTCATCATGCAGATAAGCACGCCCAAAAAGCCAACAGTCACGATAATAGACAAAGCCGCAGGAACTATGCTTGGGCTTGCCATTTGCAGCTTACGGGCGCTGTCACGGTCAGCTGCGGCGATTGCCTCCAAGTCCTTGATGTTGGCAAAACCGAGCGCCTTCATTTGCAGTTCAAAATTCTGGTCGGCTTCTTTTAGGGCCAAAAGTTGTTCAGGCGTTGCACCAGATACCGCGGCTTTGATTGCGTCGGTGGTTTTCTCGGTCAAGCCTAGGGCGTTTGCCGCGGCTGTTATTGCCATGCCGCCAAGTGGCCCACCCAAGGCCGTACCAATCCAAGGCGCGACGGTTTTAATGATTGCAGTAAAGTCCATGATTACTCCTTAATTGTCTTGCGCGGCATAGTCAAGCTGCCCGGCCACACGGTTAGCCCAGCCCTTGCCATAAGTTGGCCAGGTGCTCAGTGAGGTGTAAAACCTAATCCGATAGGCGTTAAATTTCAGCAGCAGGTCGTTCAACTCTGTGCGCTTTACAGCCGCCAAAGTCATCGGCCCAACATTGCCATCCTGCGCAACGCCAACGGCGTATTGCAGCGCCTGCCGCGCCTTGCCCATCCCGGCGTTAACAGCAAAGTCCCACATTTGAAAAACTACAGGGGACGGCAATTCATCAGCTGAGATTTTTAGCCACCAGTCGCGGTAATAAATAGCTTTTGCGCCTTCAAGCGTCAGGTTCTTGATGTCAATGTCGCCGTAGGTGTTGGCTGCAATGCCGTACTTTGTGCCTTTGAGTTCGCCCACCTCCACGCGGCCACCGGTCCAGTTGCCAGGGTCGCGGCGGTCATCAGAATAAACCCCCTCATGGCCGATCAGCCGTTCAAATGCAGTATCAAAGTTCACGATTTTGAATCCTGTGTAACCTTTTCAACGTGTTTAACGCGCTGGTTTAAATTTGCGACTTGGCCTAAAAGAAGCTGGTTCTGTGCCTCGCATTCGTGTTTTTGGTGAAGCAGCTCGTCAACCTGCAAGCGTAGTGCTTTAACCTGTTCAATCAGCGTTTGTACTTGTCGTTCTAACATTCCAATCACGCTTTTAGCGGCCTCGGTAACTGCGACATTTAAGCTGCTAGACGATATGTCCTCTTTGTCCCGGCGCATGAAATGCCGAAAATAGACAAACCCTGCAACTATTGCCGCGCTTACCGCCCCCCACACTGTTGCGTCTTCTTTAAGCATTTTCGCCCTTTTGTTTTCTGATGTGCCAGCCTTTAAAGTCTTTGCCGTCAAGAAAATCAGCAACAAAACCAGCGATTTTGCGGCGGTATTTCCATTCGTGCGCGTCCTCGTTATAACGACTGAATCTTTCTGTTACCAGCTCAAAAAAGGGGAACGACATACCCCAAACTTTGACCATGCGAAAAGAATACCACGGGCGCGGGTCTGCACAAATAGCAGGTAGCCAAAAGGCGTTATATGCACCGT